CTCAAGGTCAAGGTCAGTACGGTCTATTTCAACTCGCCAACAGTACAGCCGATGCAACACCAAAAGCATTGGTGACAGATGATGCAACAGCATCTAGCTCCAACCAAGTCATCCTCCCCAACAACTCTGCCTACAGTTTCTCAGGCACAATCATTGCTCGTGAGAGTGCAACTAATGGCAGCGACTACGCAAGCTGGGAAATCAAGGGTGCATTGCTGCGTGATGCCAATGCTGCATCGACTGTCTTAGGCAACGGCATCGTAAACCATTTATACGCTACCTCTGGCGCATCTGCATGGGCGGTGGCTTTGACTGCGGATACAACGAATGGCGGTCTAAAGGTTGAGGTTACAGGAGCAGCAGCCACGAATATCCAGTGGGTTGCAACGGTTCATACATCGGAGGTCACATACGCGTAATGGGCAAGATTGAATTAGATCACACAGGCACAGGCAGCGGCATTACACTTAGCTCTGATGGCACTGACCTACTCTTAGACGGTACAGCGGTTGGTGGTTTAGACCTTTATGCTGAAACTTACGATGGTACTGCTACTAAACCTTCTGTTTCTGGTGGTACAAATGCTGTTGCTATAGGGCGAAATTCTGTATCAAGTAATGATAGGTCTATTGCGGTTGGCTCAAATAGCCAAGCACAAGCATTATTTTCTGCTGCTTTTGGCTATAATAGTTTTGCGTATAGTACAGGAAGCACAGCTATTGGCGCAAGTGCTTCAGCTAGTGGCACCTATACTCTTGCTATTAACGGCTCTACAAGTTCTTCGTATAGTTCTGCTATTGGTTATAATTCTGCAGGAAGTAAAGCTACTACAGCAACAGGATCAGGCGCAATGGCTCTTGGCGGTTCCTACGCCTCTGGTGCAGATAGCTTTGCCGCAGCTATAGCTAACAACACCTCAAGCTATGGTGCTACTGGTGCTTATAGTTTAGCTATTGGTAGACAGTCAAAAGCTACGGCTCTTGGGGCTGCTGCTTTTGGTTATACAGCACGGGCAGATGGTAATTACTCTGTAGCATTAGGAAGATCGTTTGCAAATGCTGAAGATAGTTTTGCTGCCGCCATCGGTGACAGTTCGGGTACTTATGGTGCGAAAAATCCAAACAGTGTTGCAATTGGACAAAACGCAAATGCTGGCTGGGACAATAGTATTGCTATTGGCACGAGTGCGGCAACAGGTGCAACAAATCAAATTGCCTTGGGTGGCACAGCTAACCAAGTAAAAATTTCTGGCACATACACCCTGCCCACATCAGATGGCACTAACGGTCAGGTGCTAACCACAGATGGTGCAGGTGCTGTTACGTTTGCAGATGCTGGTGGCGGTGCAGACCTTTATGCTGCTAATGAAAGCAGTCCTACGGCACAGCCAAGTGCGACAGGGGCTAATGCCATAGCTATTGGTGATAGTGCTATTTCTAGTGGTATAAGATCAGTAGCTTTTGGTAAGGCTACTGCTGCTGGAACTGACAGTTTTGCAGCAGCTATAGGCAATGCAAGCTCATCTTTTGGTGCAGGGGGTGCTGGCTCTATTGCAATTGGCCTGTCAGCATATTGTGGCAGAAGTAATTCTGTTGCATTAGGGTATCTGGCAACGGTTACTAGTGGTGGTGGCACAGGTACAATAGCTTTAGGTACTTCATACGCCTCTAGTGCAGATAGCTTTGCCGCCGTTATAACAAGCAACACTTCTAGCTACGGTGCTATTGGTGCTAATAGTATTGCGATGGGGGATAATGCGAAGGCTACTGGGACAGGTGCGGTTTGTATTGGTCATCAAGGGGCTGCAACCTCAAACAGAGCTTTAGTTGTTGGTGGAAATAATAGTGACGCATCAGGTTATGGTGCTTCAGCAGTGGGGGCGGATACAAGTTATGCGACTGCTTCATATGCGTTTGTCACAGGGGGAAATGCTAAAGCAGAACAGTATGGCAAATATGCTAGAGGTAGCGGTCAGTTTTCTCAGGCGGGTGATGCTCAATACGGAATGTTTGTCCTCCGCAGCGACACAACAGATGCAACCGCAGAGCCATTAACTAGCGATAATTTAGCGCCAGATGCTGACAACCAAGTAATCCTACCCAACAACTCAGCCTACGCCTTCCACGGCACTATCGTAGCCCGTCAACAAGCATCAGGTGGCACAGCAAGTGCAGCATGGAAAGTAGAAGGCTTAATACGCAGGGAAGGTTCTGCTGGTACAACTACCTTAGTAAACTCTGCAACAACTGTCCTAGACAATACTCCATCGTGGGGTATGACCCTAAGTGCTGACACTACAAACGGTGGCCTAAAGATCGAAGTCACTGGTGCAGCATCAACTAACATTCGCTGGGTCGCTACGATCCACACATCTGAAGTAACTTACGCCTAAAGGAGAAACAAACAATGGCTATTCAAAATAATATCGCAGAAGGGGCAAGCCAATATGGTATCGCCTTTAATAACGCATACTACCGTATCGTCACGGCAAGTGTATCACGTCAACGTGGCACTGATCCTAAGTTTTCTGTAATGATTGACCTTAGTGCTTATGCAACGTCAACGCCTACTGATGATACTCGTGAGGTAGACTTTAAGCGTTACAACGCAAACCTAGATGACATCAACGCATCATCAGGTGACGCATTCTTAGACAAGTGCTACTCTTGGGTTATGGCTCAGGACGATATGGCAGGTTCTACAGCAGTATAAGGGTACACGGCAATGGCAATAACCATCAACCATCAAACAAATGACATTTCTGCTACCAGTGGTTCAATGACGATTGATGGTGCCTCTGCTGGTGGTGCAATGAGCTTAATATCTACCACTACTCTTAGTGGGACTGCCACTGCAGCGGAGATAAGTCTCCCTCAAGGTTACAAATACTTTGAATTTTTTATACCTCGGCTCAGTGCTGCGTCAGAGAGCAGTTTTAATATGCAGATTAAAAACGGTGCAACTACGCAGGCGGCTAAGTACGTTGCAAACAGAAACGTCAAAGTCAGTATTAGTTCATTTCAAACCCCTGTTGGTAGTACTAGTAGTACATTCATACAAACCACAAACTTTTCTATCGGCAATGCAACAGGGGAGGCGGGGATTGGCGGTGTTATTAAAGTCTGGGATGCAAGAAGTGCAACAAATGTAACACGGATTTTGTTTGATCTAATTGGTGAGATTAACGATGCTAGACTTATGAGGGCGCATGGTGGCGCTGTCCAAGTAACTGCGGCAGATACGGATACAATAAGACTATATATATCGGGGAATTTAACTGGTGAGATTCAACTGTGGGGAGTCGTATGATGTCGGAAGAAAAAATGTATAAGTGTGTAAATGGTGTTGACATTCTTATGACGACAGAAGAAGTCAAAGAGTACTTTTCTAGTTTACCAGACCCAGTCGAGTTAAAAAAACTACAAATTAGAGAGCAGAGAAACAATCTTCTTGCCGACACCGACTGGATGGCCCTAAGCGACAACACCATGTCCCCTGAATGGGCATCGTATCGCCAAACTTTACGCGATATTACTTCTCATGCTAATTGGCCTAATTTATCAGAGAGCGATTGGCCCTCTAAGCCTACGGAGTAACTAAATGCTCGCTTTCTTCCCTCTTACAGGCGCACCATTAGCGTCTACATTCGAGCAGAACATAGCTCGTTTGACGGGGGTGGAAGCCACTACCGCGCTAGGCTCTGTTACCATAAGGGGTACGGCCTTAATAGAACCTTCTGGTTTAGAAGCCACAGGTGGTATTGGGTCTGTAACTGTTACAGGTGATGCGGACTTTACGCTCACTGGAGTAGAAGCCACAGGCGCTATAGGTGACGTAACTGTAGTCGCGGATGCAAACGCCACAGTCGTAGGAATATCTGCTACCACGGCGCTAGGCACGGTTACCATAACAGGTGCAGCGACTATCATTCCTACTGGCCTGCAGGTGACTGGATCTATAGGCAATGTAGTTGTATCCGCTGATGGAAATACAACAGTTACAGGGGTTCAAGCAACAGGTGCTATAGGCACCGTAAGTGTGGCTACAAATGCAATATTCCAAGTCGTTGGTAATTCTGCTACACTAACGGTAGGCGATGTAGATGTTGCTATTAATATGCGGGTACAAGTAACGAGTGTGACAGCTACGGGTGAACTTGGCAGGTTACTCATATGGCAGGATGTGGATGACGCACAGACTCCAAATTGGGTAGACGTGTACGACAAACAGTGAGGCTAGTATGACAACATATACACCATTATTAAAACTAGCGTTGCCTGTTTCGGGCACTTTAGACGGCACATGGGGCGATACGGTTAACGACAACATCACTTCGATGGTCGATGAGGCCGTTGCTGGGTTAGCGACTATAAATACGTGGTCTACTAATTCTCATACGTTGACCACTGCCGATGGAACTACATCTGAATCTCGTGCGGCTATATTGAAATTTACCGACACAGGGGCTGCGCTCACAGGCAATGCGACGGTTGTATGTCCTGCGTCTTCTAAACTATATGTAGCGGATAATTCAGTCGGTAATAGTTATACTGTTACGCTAAAGACTAGCTCAGGTACTGGTATCGCTGTTCCTGACGGCACCGCAATGCTGCTATACTGTGACGGTACAAATGTAGTAGAGGCAGTATCTAACGCTGCATCGTTGTCTATAGCGGGTAAGGCCATTTCTCTTGCTGGTAGCCTAACCACGGCGGGTGCCTATGCACTTACGTTGACTTCGACAGGTGCAACAAACGTAACGCTACCAACCACAGGTACACTTAGTACGTTAGACGGAACCGAGACGTTCACAAACAAAACCCTAACCAGCCCAACAATTAGTGGGGGCGACATAACAGGCATTACTGATTTAGCTGTAACGGATGGTGGGACAGGTGCATCGGACGCTGCTACAGCACGGACTAATCTGGGCGCACTTGGCGCAGTTGTTGATGACACCACCCCGCAATTGGGAGGTGATTTAGATGTTAATTCTAATGACATCCTGTTTGGCAATGCAAACAAAGCACAGTTTGGTTCTGGTAACGAGTTACAGATATATCAAGACGGTCAGGCGTATATTGCGAATGCAACGTCTAACCTAAATATCCGTTCTGATGCAATTAACCTGCAATCTATAACAGGCACAGAAAATATAATTACAGGTGTATTGGATGGTGCAGTAACGTTGTATTATGATAATGCCGCTACACTAGCGACATCTGCAACAGGTATTACTGTAACGGGTAACATAGCTGTAACAGGTACTGTGGATGGTAGAGACATTCAAGTTAACATTCCAGCTTCACTGGGTACTGCGGGGCAAGTATTAACAGTCAACTCCGGTGCTACTGCGGCAGAATGGGCTGACCCTACTATAGAAGGTAGATATGTATTAGTCGCTACCACTGCCAACGCTACCGAAACTATTGCCACTACGGATGGCGGTTCAGGGTCTACATCCAACCAAATATTCTTGGCAACAAGTTCAGCAATTACCTTTACAGGCACAGCCATAGTACGAGAGCAAGCCGCAGATGGTACGGATGTATCCGCATGGGATATTAAAGGTGTAGCGAGACGCGAGGCTTCTGGAAGCGCTGTGATCGTTCAAAGTGACATAACAGCCCGCACAAACGTATCTGGGTATGGACTGGCAATTGCTGCATCTACGTCAGACGCAGGTGCCTTAGAGGTTTCGGTTACAGGTGCTGCTGCAACTGATCTAAAATGGGTAATCGACGTGCAGACCACCGACGTGGTGTACGCGTAATGGAGATGAGTTCTATTATAAATGTGGGACTAACTGCCGCAATAGGGGGGCTAGGTTGGTGGCTAAAAGCTCAACATAGTGAAGTAGCTCGTATCCAAATACTGCTTAATAAAACACGAGAGGAAATGGCAAAAGAGTATGTCACTAAGGCTGATAGCTCTACTGTGATGAATCAGATCGTAGCTCGGTTTGATCGCATTGAAGAAAAACTAGATCGTTTGATGGAACGATGACATGCTTTGTACCCTTGTGTTCATAGGGTACGGACATCTGTTTATAAACGGCTACGGAAGCTGGTTTTATAAGGCATGTCATTATCAGTGTAACACTGAGAACATCAGGCGTGTCTACCGCGTACACCCTAATATTATATGCCCTGTGAGGTTCTATGAGACATGATAGAAATAGGTGTTGCAATAGCGGGTGCACAGGCCGCTTATAATTTTTTGAAAAAAGGCGTCCAAGTCGGGCGTGACTTACAGGACATGGGCCAACAGTTGCAGCAGTGGGCTAACTGTATGGCTGACATAGACCAAGCCGAAAAAATGGCGGACAAACCGCCTTGGTACAAGGCTTTAGGCGGCGGTGTGCAAGCGCAGGCTATGGAAGTCTTTCTTGCTCGCAGGCAGGCCCAAAAGATGCGGGACGACTTACGTGAACTCATATCCCATCCAGCGATCCTTGGCCCATCTCATTGGCAGGAGTTTTTGCGCATAGAGGCTGAGATTAGAAAACAGAAGCGTGAGCACGAATTTAGAAGAATGGAAATCAAGCAAACAATAATAGAATGGATAGCTGGGGTCTTTTTGTTTATCCTTGGAGTGGGTGCTCTTGTTGGATTCGTGTGGTTAGCCAATGCTTGATCCTGTTGGAAATTTACCGTTTGCCGTAGAGTTGCAAAGGAGCCGTGAGAGCATAGAGAACCATCAGGCGCAGCAGCAGGTGCAGGTAGAGCACAACCGTGCTCATAAACTCGCAAAAGCATTAGAGCGACAACAACTTGATTTAATGCTATCATATGATAAGTTCGGTGTATCTAATACT